CGCATAGGGCTCCAGGCGGTCGATCGGCCAGCGCTCGACCGCGTCGGGCAGGTTCATGGTCATCGATGGTGGTAACCTTGGTCGGGTGGTAACCGGGTTAGCGGGTTACCGGGTGGCGGTTACCACCCCCTGAAACACGAAAGGCGCGGAAGCCTTGGCTTCGCGCGCCCGTGGGAGCCGGTAACCGGCCATGGGTGGTAACTCAGAATTTTGGTCTGTCGCTGGCGAGCTTCCGCGCCACGCCCGCCCGCATACGATTGGCGCCAGGAAGGACCCGCGATATCAATGACTTACGCCCTCACCGCAAAAGTGCTTGGTCCCAAATTGGGACTATGATAAGTTCTCCTGGTGAGGATCATCGCGCTCAGCACGCTGAAAACGTTCCTGGAGAGCGATCCCGCCTACGTCGACGCGCGTGAACCGACCATGGCATGGTACCGGCAGGTGCGTGCAGCCCACTGGGCGACGCCAACCGATGTCAAACGGGGCATTGGTACGGCGAGCATCCTCAAGGACGGCCGAGCGGTGTTCAACATCGCCGGCAACAAGTATCGAATCGTCGTGTGGATCAACTATCCGTATCGCGTGGTCTACATCCGGTTCATCGGCACGCACCGCCAGTACGACAAGATCGACGCGCAGACGGTTTGAGGAGCAGAAGCAATGGACATTACACCGATCAAGACCAAGCGCGACTACCGCTGCGTCCTCAAGGAGATCGAGGAGCTCATGAATGCGAAGCGGGGCACGCCCGAAGGTGATCGGTTGGACGTGCTGGTTACCCTGGTCGAGGCCTGGGAAGCCAAGCACTATCCGATCGGCCTGCCCGATCCCATCGAAGCGATCAGGTACCACATGGAGCAGCAGGCTCTGGAGCCAAAGGACCTCGTCCCCTACATCGGCAACCGGAACCGTGTCTACGAGGTGCTCAATCGCAAGCGCCAGTTGACGCTCAATATGGTCTGGCGGCTGCACAAGGGCCTTGGCATTCCGGCCGAGTCACTGATCAAGATACCGGAAGACGAGGCCGCCTGAACGTGCGCAGGAACGACTCGATTATCGCCATAATGGTGATTTCACCACAAGCGTTACGATTCTCCGAGGGCCGATCAGGGAAAAGCTTTACCCCTTGCTTTGAGCCGCGTGTAATGAAACGGCGGTAGTGGCGTCCAACCACAGCCGTTTCATAACATGCGGAAATGTCGTGAGGCTTGGTGCCCGTAGCGCTCCGCGCGCGCCTCTCGCGAGGATAGCGCCGACCATAGCGATTTCCGCCGGTTTCGTCCGGGAGAAAAGTGTTTCATGTCGGATTGACGCTCAGTACCTCCTCTCGGCGTCGGCGCGAACCCGTTCCGCATACCGGCGCACATGGCTTCCCGTGTGGAGCCGCGGCTTGCCGTTGAGCCGGGCTGCGATGAGCGCGAGGCCCGCCACCCAGTGCCGCCACGCCGTCGAGCGGGCCATGCCGAACCGATAGCAGATCGGCTTCCACCGGGTATTCGCCGCGCGCTCCCAGACGATCTTGGCGTCGACGGGATCGAGCCAGCGCAGCCACGTCATGGCCTCGTCCATCCGGCTGATGGCCGCCGGCGACGGCCGGGCCGGACGAAGCACCGCGTCATTCCAGCCAAACGCATCCCAGAAATCCCGCACGACCTCCGGCCAGGTCGAGTAGTAACCCTGAACCCGTTGTTCCGGTAGACTTCGCATCACCTGGGCGGCCTCCGCCATGCGCTCCTCGACCATGCTCGCCGTCCACCGCTCTTCAGCCATGGGGCGCAACCTCGGATTCCCGTTTGCCATAGTATCCGGTCTGCCGGACCAGCTCCCGCTCCGGCCAGGTCAGGCGATCGTCCTCGACCGACACGGCAAGCACCCCTTGTTCGCGCCAGCCGTCCCGCTTGACGTCATCGACCGCCCGCCACTCGCCGCCATACCCCTTCGGATGCCATCTCATCGCTGCACCTCCCTGAGACACGCGGCGTAGCCGGCGACATCGACGATGCTGTCCAGATGTTTCGGGTCGTGGACAAGGCGTGCCATCTTGAGATCGATCAGGCAGGGCGCCACCTGGGCCGCCGTGACCTTGGCGCCCAGCACCAGGGACCAGCGCTTGGCGACGTGATCGAACAGGGCCGTGGCCTCGCCGTACTGCCGCCGCCTGTTCTCGACCACGCCGGCGGCGTGCTTGAGCATCATTTCCGAGTTCATTGCCGTTCTCCGTGCTTACGCGGCCCCACCGGGGCCACGGTCACTCCGAGCCCCGTTGCCAGGTGCCGCTGGCCGTAAAGCGCGATCAGCGCCGCCTCGGCACGCCCGTTGTCTTTCACCCGCGTCCACAGCCCGGCATGGCCGGGCATCAAGGCGGAAGCCCGCGCCCGGCTGCCGTCCTTGCCGGCGCGCACGCCGAGGCCGGAACGCCATTTGCGCGGCGCCACGTAATCGGTCGGAATGAACCCGGCGGACAGCACGCCCTCGACGATGCCGAGCGACCTTCCGAACTGGAACATGCTGGTCACGCCCTGTCCGGGCATGGCGCCGACCTGCTCGACGAAGGCATGGGCGACGGGACCGTGGGCGTCGACGAGGCGCGCCAATTCGTAGTGGTCGATCTCGCGCTTGGCCTTTCCGCCCCTCTGCAACCGGTGCACGGGCATGTCGAAGATTTCGAGAGCGCCGTCGGCATGGAGGAACGCCAGCGCGCCGCCCAGTCCCGGATCGATGCCGAGGATTTTTTGTTGTTCATGGTTCATGTCGCTGGCCTCCTTCCGCCAGGGTGACGGGGCTCACCCATCGCCTTGCGCCGGTTCGTTCGGGTAGAGATTGATGACCTCGGCGTCGGGAAAGACGCTCTTCGCGGCCTTGAGCAGCTCCATGCCGCCGACCAGCGCCGCCACCTCGTCGGGCGTGATCCAGATGACCTTGTCGCCGTGCAACTCCCGCACCCGAGCGATGGCGTGCTTCTGCTCGCCGATGGCGACCCTGGTTCCGGTCGCGCCGTGAAAGCCGAGCAGACAGGCGTCGTCCTCGGCCCCCGCCGCCTCCATGGCCCGGGTGATCGCCGCCCAGCCCCGGCACATGGCGGCGGCCTGCTCCTCGACCTCTGGGTCGCTGCCGGTGATGAGGGCCTCGTGATAGAGGGCCTGCTGCTCGCTGAAGAGCCGGTGCAGGTCGGGGTCTACGCGCTTGAGGGCGGCCAGCGTCCAGCGGCTCTCGAAAGCCTCTGCGGCCCCGGCGACCTGGGCCATGACGCGAGGGATCAGCGGCTCGCCGACCCTGCGCGCGACCCTGCCGGGCGACGCCGCGCTCACCACGACCCCACCACCAAAATGCGGCACTTCTCGCGCGCGCGTATTTCCTTCCCCTTACTTTTCATCTTTTAGCTCCTTTTTTGATGTCCTGGACTAACTGGAAAAGAAGTAACGCAACCTGACCTGATGCCCTGAAACTCCTTGGTTTCCGCCGGTTTGAACGTGCGTCACTTTGTCGATTTGGTCATTAACGAGCCCATCAGAACCTCGGCTCCTTGCCTTGGCGCCGGACCGCTGTCGGGTCCTGGAAGGACTTGTTGATGAAGTTGTCGGCCTCGCCGGAGCCCGTCTGCTTGCCGTAGTTGTTGTCGGCATAGTCGTGGATGTGGCCGATGCCTTCGTCGGTCAGCTTCACGCCGGTGACGTAACGGCGGCTGCCGATGCGGTGATCACCAGTCCCCGGCATGGCGCGGCGGATGGCCGGAAACACGGTGCGCCCACCGAAGGGCTTGGCGTCCTGCCCGAACTCCGAGATCATCCAGCCGTTGAGCGAGGCCAGCAGGTCGCGGCGATCAACCATCATGCCGTCCGACGGCACGACCGCCGTCGCCAGCCAGGCGCCGATGGGGTTGTTGTCGTGCTCGAACATGCCGACGGCGTCGCGCATCACCTTGGGCGGATCGAAGTACCGTCGCTCGGACAGCCCGGCGTAACCCTTCAGCGCCCAGTTGAGGACACCGCCGAGTTCGGCCTCGATCACCCGTTCGGAGATCGATTTTTCCTCGGCCGCCGTCTCGTCGTGCTCGACGGTCATGGGCAGCACGATGGAGCGGTTGTAGACCGCGTGGGACTGGTCCTTGACCCGGGGCAGATGGTTGGCGGTGAGGCAGACCGCGATATCGAGGCTGCCCTCCCAGTTGTCCTTGTTCTTGCGCGGAATGCTGACCGGCTCGCCCGTGACGATGACCTTGTAGCGCTCGGCGTCGAGGAACTCGCCGCTCGAGACCGCGTCGTCGGCGATCCAGGCCGAGGCGCGGATCAGCGGCTGCATCCCAAAATGCTCCTCCAGATCCCGGGCCCGCATGCCCGTGGCGCGCCCGCCGATCAGGGCGCGGAGCACCTGCGCCAGCTGGGTCTTGCCGGTCCTAGACGGGCCATAGACGATCAGCCCCTTGGTCATCTCGCGGCTTTTACCGCGCACCAGGGCCGAGCCGAACCACTCGGCAAGCGTTCCGGTGACGGCCCGACGCTCGTCCTTCTCGATGTTGCCGAAGGCGGTTTCCAGAAAGGCGATCCAGATCGGACAGGTCGCCGCCGCATCGATGTCCGCCTCGACCCGGCAGGTGGCGTAATCCTTCTCCGCGTGGCCCCGGATCTGCCGGGTCCGGGGATCGATGACGCTGTTGCGGCAGACGATGACCCCGGCGGCGTCCCATTCGATCCCTTCGCGGAGAAGACCCGGGTGCTCCATCACATAGCGCCAGGCGGCATTCAGCAGTTGCGGCGAGGTCTTCTGGCCCATTGCCCGGACCACGCCCTGGATAGTGACCCGCATGATGTGGTCGAGCTCGTCATCGAACGGCCGCCAGAAACCGTCGGCATAGGTCCAGGCCTGGCCTAAGGTCAGCATCAGTCGGCCGCGATGATCAACCCAATGGGCGATGGCGGCTTCGCCGACCTGGGCGATCAAGTGTTCCTTCGCGGCCTTGGCTTTCTTGGCGGGCTCCGGTTTGGCGGCGCCGGCGGCGGCCTTCTCGGTGGCGCGTTTCTCACGGGCCTTGGCCAGGCTGACGACGCGCTCTTGGGCCTTGTCTCCGAACTTCTCCCGCGCCGAGGCGATCATGCGGCGGATGGCGCCCTCTTCGCGCTTCCAGTTCCAGGTTGCGCCATGGCGCCCGGCGGCGGCGCGGGTGGCGTCGAGCAGCAGGGCGACAATCTCGTCCTCGTCGACATCCTGTGAGGCCAGCGAAGCGGAAACCCGCAGCTGTGTCTGGTGAATGCTGGTTTCGCTTTCGCCCAGGTAGGTCATGGCGGCCAATGCTTGCTCGACGTCGAGCGGCGGCTTGAAGCCCAGGCGCTTGGCGGCGGCGAGGTAGGGATTGTCGTCTTGCGCCTCCGGCGCGGCGTCATTCGGTGCCGGCCGCTCGACCACGGGCCGTTGCCAATCGAGCCATTCGACCAGGTCGTCGAACTCGTGGCGCACCCAGGAAGCGTCGAGAACCCTGCACTCGGCAGGCGCGCCGGCGTTGCTCGCGACGACGTCGGGCTTGGTGTTCAGGGTGCCGGGCAGGCGCATCACCCGGGCCAGGTCGCAGACGTTGAGATCGCCGGCGCAGATCCCGGCCAGCTGTTTCAAGGTGCTGGTGATCGCCTCCTCGGTGGTTTCGGCATCCGGCGCATCAGCGCTCACGTCGATCGCCTCGATGAGCAGCCAGTAGGCGTGCAGGCCGCCACCACTGTCGACGATCACGGATGGGGGAAACGGCAGCGGGCGGAGTTCCGAGACGACCGTGTCCTTGTCCAGGCCCATTTTGCCGGTGTCGATGTCGGCCCAGAGCGCAGGACATTCCGCCAGATCGATCCGCCGCCCGGTGTGGGAGCCGGTGACGCGGGTGCAAACGCCGAAGAACATGCCGCGCCCTTGGTCGTCCCACCTGGCGCAGTGCGCCGTGATCACCTCCATGTCGCGGGTGAACAGGGGCCGCGCCGGGCCATCACCGCTGCGGTTGGTGAACGAACGTTACTCGACGGCGTGCTCGGTGGTCGCGCCGAAGAACTCGGCAAGAAAATCGGCGGACTCCTGATACGATCGCTCACGCATTATGGTGTTCTGACTGGCCTGCTGTTGCGGGTTGGTGTGGAGTTGGACGGAGGCGTTGCAGCGCCCCCGCCCAACGTGTCGGGTCCGGGACCCCGAGGGTCTAGAACCTGGTACGACGGCCGGCGCCGGGACGGTTCGCGCTGTCGGCGGCGCCGGTCGTTCCCTCGGGTTCGGAAGCCGGTGCTTCCCCGGTCTGGTCCCCGGCCTCCCCGCTCAGCAGGTCCACCTCGTCCACCCAATCGACCAGTTCGAAGACCGGCACGTCGACGCGGCCATAGGCCTTGTTGGGGTGGGCATAGTCGGAGGCCTGCAGCTCGACCACCGGCAGCTTGCTGAGCTTCTGCCGGTAGACCGTGCCGTAGGTCTTGGCGAAGGCACCGATGGCCCCGATGCCGCCACGGGTGCTGGTGGCGAACAGGAACTCGTCGCCGGTCTCCGGCCCCTTCAGCGGCAGGTGGTTGGTGAGCTGCCAGGGGTCCTTGGGATCGCCGCGGTCATCGGTCTCCCACTGGCTCCGGTCGTCGTCGCCAAGTTCGCTCCGCCGCGGCGGCGCCGCGCCGTCGCTGATCAGCACCATGACCTCGTCGGTGGGGCGGCCGTCCCACCACCGGACCCAGCCGACCTTGGCTCCCGCCATGTTGGCGATCAGCCGAGTGCCGACCGGAATCTCGATGTCGTCCTGGCTATAAAAGAACCGGCCCTTGCGGAACTTGATGATGTTGCGGGCGCCGCCGGTGGCCTGCTCGCCGTAGGCGGCATAGGGGTTGTAGTCGTCCGGGTTGGCGACGGCGCCGCCGGTGGTCTGGGCCTCTGGTAAGTTGTTGTGGGGTACGTTTGACATTTTTAATTTTCCTTATGTCAGGTTGCGGTTACTTGACCTTGATGGTCAGACGTTCGCCGGGATCTCCCGGCGTCTCGAACGGCGAGAGATCAATGCCGGCCGCCTCGACGGCTTTCCTGTCCAGGGACAGGCGCCCCTTGACCGGGAAGTAGGCCACCGACCAGTTGTCGCCTTCGACCTTGCGGGTACGGTGTTCCCGCAAGAATTCCTTGATCCGTTCCTGGGCCTCTGCATGGCGCCGGGCCGTGGCGTCCTTCTCGACCCGCGCCGCCTGCTCCTCGTCGACCAGGGTCTTGAGCGCCGCGAGCGCATTGCCGCCGAGCGGTTCACGGTCTTCGGGAATGGCGCCGACGGTGTCGCCGCCGCCGGCGAGCTTGCCCTCGGGCGGCAGGTCCTGGGATGCGGCCGCCGTCATGACCCGGGTGGCGCGGGTCTTGGCTGCCGCGTAGATTTCCGGGTCGAACGGGATCGCGAACTCGGTGACGTCGTCGAGGAACGAGGCGTCCGTGTAGGAGATCAGCGCGTAGTTCGGCCGATACGCGGTGCAGTGCCGGATCAGGCCCATCTGACAGTGGACCTGGAACTCATGCTCGGCCTTGGCGACCTTAAGGCTGACCCGGGGATCGATGCTCTTGCACTCGACCACCAAGCTGTCGCCGCCGATGTCGTCGACGCCATGGTGGGACAGGGCATCCGAAGAGACGCCGACCAACAGGCCGTCGCTGGTGGCGGAGAGATAGCCATCGACCAGGGTTTTCTGGTCCGCGCCGGCGAACAGGAGTGCTACGCCGTCGGGCAGTTGGGCCCGGATGCCCGGTTCCCAGTGGTGGTTCTCGATGAGATCGCCACGCAGCTTGGCGCCGTAGCGGTCGACGTAATCGGGATCGGGATCAACCCCGTTCTTGGCGAACCAGGTCTTTCGCAGGCACTGGCCGACCTCGCTGGCGCCGACGGTGAGATCCCGGTCGTGCGCCCAGGTCTTGCCGTTGGCGGCCACGTGGGCGTCGAGCATGGATTTGATGGAAATCGCAGGCATCAGGTCACCCTCAGCAGGCGTTTGATGATGAAGAAGGCGCTGTCGGGCTCGCCGGGCAGGGGATCGTCCAGTTCGATAAGCCCGGCGTCGCGGCGGATGCGCCCGATGCGCTTGTCGATCAGGCGAAGCGCCAGACGGCGGAAGTCTTCGTCCGCCCGCAGAAGCCAATCCTGAACCTCGATGCGGGTGATCATGATGTCGGCGTCGTCGATGGTGAGCCGATCGAACTCGGCCAGGAGCACGGCCAAGCGTTTGCCCTGGGGCGACGCCAGCGCCTCGGCGGTCCTCCGCGCTTCCTCGCGCCGATAGTGAGTCGCGAGCTTGCCCCGTTCCTCGAGGCGCTTGTCCTTGGCCGATTTCGTGTGGCGGCCTGCCGGCCGCTTCCGCCTGGCCTTGACCGGGCGCGGCGTGTAGGTGTCGGCGAAAGCCTCGAAGGGGTTCAGGGTGGCCATCAGCCGGCGCCCCCCATCACCACCAGGTAGGCGGCCGCAGCGCTCCTGGACAAGATGCAGGCGCCCCTCGAGGGCGAGATCCATGGCGCGGTCGGCGATCCGGCCCAGTTCCCGGCGCATGGTGTCGGGAAGCGGACTTCCCGCCTCGCGGTCAGCGCCGAGATGGCCCCGGTGGTATTCGAGACGGTCACCGGGCCCCGCGTGTTCGATCCACTTCAGGAAGTCGCCTTCCCGGATCATCAGGGAGCGGAGGGGCGGCACAGCCGACACGGTGGAGATCACGGCAGTCATCGCGGCCATCACCGGGACCCGGCCGCCGTCGACGTGCTGGCGCGGAGATTCTCGGCCTCGTAGGCCTCGACGTCTTCCAAGCGGTAGACGACCCGCCCTCCGATTTTCAGGTAGGCGGGGCCCTCGCCCAGCCACCGCCAGCGCTCAAGCGTGCGCTCGGAAATGTTCCAGCGGTCGGCGAGGTTGATCTGATTGAGATGGCGGACCTGCTTGCGGTCCTCGCGCGCCTGTCGTTGGTTGTCGTCCGACGGCGGTTTCGATCCGGTATTCTGAAACTGTGACATTGTCCTTCACCGCGAAAGTTATGCGCCTTGCCGCTTGGCTTGTTGCGCAACCGTTTGATTTCGCAGTGATTATCGGACTTTCGGAGGGTCGACTATATGGACACCGCCGAAGAAAGATGTGACGCCCCGCGCATGAAAACGGCAGGGAATCCTTGCGGTAGAACGCGGATTTGTGACGTCGTCACGATGAATGTGTGACGTGACCGATACTGTTGATAAACCCCTGTTGATCGGTTTCTGAGATCGTGATTCCGTTTCCCGAGTGATTCGGTGGAGGGCGGAACGATGATGGGGCGGTT